CATTGCTCAAGTATTGGGATGCAAGCCTGATGAGAAAAGCATTGAGAAAGCCGTCCAGAACGCAACGCCAGAACAGCTTGCGGATATTAAGAAAGCGGAACTTGATTTTCAGGCACGGATGAAGGAATTAGATGTCGATGTTTTCGAGCTTGAAACGAAAGATATCCAACATGCGCGTGAGACTTTTCGGGGTGACTGGACGCCACGTTTTATCGCGATTGCGTGTGTTCTTTTTTTCGGGGGATACATCGCGTTGGTCACAATTCAAGACCCTGCTGCTAATGATGATGGCATTGTCAATCTTGTATTGGGCTATCTTGGAGGGATTGTCTCATCTATCATCAGCTTCTACTACGGAGCAGCACATAAGCACGACAAATGAAAACTAGCGAAGAAGGTAAAGCCTTAATTAAAAAGTTCGAGGGCTGTGAGCTAAAAGCGTATTTATGTCCAGCTCAGGTTTGGACTATCGGTTATGGCCATACCGCAGGTGTAAGCGACGGCGATGTTTGTACGCAGGAGGACGCAGATCGCATGCTTGCAGAAGACCTTGAAGAGTTCGAAGGATATGTGCGCGAGGCGGTTAATGTTCCGCTTGAGCAGAATGAGTTTGATGCTCTGGTTGCGTGGACATACAACCTTGGCCCCGGCAATTTGCGCTCATCAACCATGTTAAAAAAGCTGAATGATAGTAAGTTTGAAGATGTGCCGACCGAGATTCGCAGGTGGAACAAATCTGGCGGCAAAGTTCTTGACGGTTTAGTTCGCAGGAGAGAGGCGGAGGCTTTGCTGTTTAAGGGCGAAGAATGGGGCGATGTCTGAACTTGCGCTGCGCGATTTCGACATCCTGTCAGACCAAGAGAAAGCCGAAGCTGTTGCTCTTCTTAAACGCTACGACCAAATAGAAAAGCAAGAAGAGTGTCAGGGTGACTTCATCAAGTTTGTTAAGCAAATGTGGCCCGAGTTCGTTGAGGGTCGCCATCACAAGATTATCGGAGAAAAATTCAACCGTATCGCGCAAGGTAAGTTGAAACGCTTGATCGTCTGCCTTCCTCCTCGACACACCAAATCAGAATTTGCCTCAACCTATTTCCCTGCTTGGATGATGGGCCTTCGAGGTAATCTCAAGATTATCCAGACCACTCACACCGCTGAGCTTGCTGTTCGGTTCGGTCGCCGGGTTCGAAACATTATCGATTCCGAGGATTACCAAGAAGTTTTCCCCAAGCTAAAGCTGCAAGCCGATAACAAGTCAGCCGGTCGCTGGACAACTAATGAAGGCGGCGAATCTTTCTATGCTGGTGTTGGCGGCGCGATTACGGGCCGAGGCGCGGACCTGCTCATCATCGATGACCCCGTGAGCGAGCAGGACGCGCTAAGCCCCACCGCTATGGACGCGGTTTACGAGTGGTATACATCTGGTCCACGCCAGCGTCTGCAACCCGGCGGCATCATTGTGATAGTAATGACAAGATGGAGCACCAAAGATTTGGTCGGCAAGGTGCTCAAGAAGCAGGGCGAAATGCACGCAGACCAATGGGAGCTGGTGGAGTTCCCGGCAATCATGCCCGAATCTGAAGAACCGCTATGGCCTGAGTTTTGGAAAAAGGACGAGTTGCTTTCTGTTAAAGCCTCTCTACCGGTTCCGAAGTGGAATGCTCAGTGGATGCAAAATCCAACGGCAGAAGAGGGTTCGATCGTCAAACGTGAGTGGTGGCAGATCTGGGAAAAGGATTACGTGCCTGCATATAGTTATGTCATACAGGCTTACGACACGGCGTTCAGCAAGAAAGAGACTGCTGACTATTCTGCGATTACAACGTGGGCTGTATTTCAACCCGAAATCGACGGCCCCGAGTGCGTGCTTTTGCTCGACGCTAAACGGTTCCGCGTTGATTTCCCCGAGCTTAAAAAAATAGCGATGGAAGAGTATAAGTATTGGGAACCGGATTGCGTGCTAATAGAAGCTAAAGCGAGTGGCACGCCCTTGACGCACGAGCTGCGCAGAATGGGTATCCCTGTCACTGCCTATACACCAAGCCGTGGTCAAGATAAGATTGCAAGAATGAATAGCGTCGCTCCGATATTTGAATCAGCGATGGTTTGGGCACCGGACGATGGTTTTGCTGAAGAAGTGATCGAAGAGATGGCGAGCTTTCCATACGGCGATCACGATGACTATTGTGACTCAGCAACGATGGCGCTGATGCGGTTTAGGCAAGGGGGATTCGTCGCCCTCGAAAACGATTACCAAGAAGAGGCAAGATTGCTGCCTCGGGATAGAACGGTGTACTACTGATGGCCATCGAAAGACTCGGAACAGAAAACGATCCTGACGTGCTTCCTCTCTCACGCATCGTTGAGGTGGTGCCAGAGCCAAGCAGAGAAGATTTAATCAGAGACGCTGCGCAGATTCTGGTCGATGAAGAGGAAATCCTCATCGATGACGAGATCGATGCGGTCCCTGAAACACCACAAATTCCTTTTGATAGCAACCTTGTCGAGTTTTTAAGCAAATCTGACCTCGGCAAGCTGGCTGATGACGTTCTTCAATCGATCAGCGCAGACAAAGAAAGCCGTTCTGAATGGGAAAAGACTTACGTTGACGGTTTGAAGTATCTCGGAATGAAGTTTGACGAGATGCGCAGCCAGCCCTTTCAGGGTTCTTCTGGCGTAATCCACCCGATTCTTGCCGAGTCTGTCACACAATTCCAAGCCCAAGCATACAAAGAGCTTTTGCCGCCCAAAGGACCGGTAAAAACCGAGATTGTTGGCGCTCGAAACGCTGAAGTTGAGATGCAGGCGGAGCGAGTTCAGGATTTCATGAACTTTTACATCATGAACGTGATGCAAGAGTACGATCCAGAGCTGGATATGCTGCTTTTTTACCTTCCGATCGCCGGTTCTGCGTTCAAAAAGGTGTATTACGACCAAGGATTGAGCCGAGCGGTGTCGAAATTCATCGCGCCAGAGGATTTAGTGGTTCCTTACGAGGCTCCAGACATCCTTTCGGCAGAAAGAGTCACTCATGTCATCTCGATGAGCAAAAACGAGATACGAAAACAACAATTAGCCGGGTTTTATGCCGATGTTGAGCTTCGGGGCGACGTTTATGTCAAGAATCGAAGTGATATCGAAGAAGAAATCGATGAAATCGAGGGTATGGAGCCTAGTTATGCCGAAAACCGCGATAGAGTGGTTTACGAGGTGCATACAATCCTTGATCTGCCCGGATACGAGGATATGGGGGAAGATGGCCAGCCTACTGGGTTGAAACTGCCATACATTGTGACGATCGATGAGGCTTCTCAGCAGGTCTTAGCTATTCGCCGCAACTACGCTGAGCAAGATCCGCTAAAGCAAAAGATCAACTACTTCGTCCAGTACAAATTTCTGCCCGGATTAGGGTTTTACGGCCTTGGTTTGAGTCACATGATTGGAGGTCTCTCCAAGGCTTCAACGTCCATCCTGCGCCAGCTTATTGACGCTGGCACAATCGCTAACCTCCCTTCTGGCTTCAAAGCTAGAGGAATGAGGATTAGAGATGAGGATGAGCCGCTTCAGCCCGGAGAGTTCCGCGATATTGACACAACGGGTGGGTCGTTGCGAGAGAATTTGATTCCTCTTCCGATCAAAGAACCATCTAATGTGTTAATGCAGCTTCTTGGCATGTTGGTTGATTCTGGTAAGCGGTTTGCCTCCATTGCTGATACCAACGTCGGGGACATGAATCAGGCGATGCCGGTAGGCACCACGGTCGCGTTACTTGAGCGCGGCACCAAGGTTATGAGCGCTATCCATAAGCGCCTGCATTACTCGCAAAGGGTTGAGTTCCAGCTTCTCGCCAAGGTGTTTAATGAGTATCTGCCGCCGATGTATCCCTACAATACCGGTAGCGGACCAGCAGAGGTAAAACAGACAGACTTTGATGGCCGTGTCGATGTAATACCGGTTTCAGACCCTAACATCTTCAGTCAATCTCAGCGGATTACGATGGCGCAAGAGCTGATGCAGCTTGTGCAGTCAAACCCGGATATCCATGGACCGCAAGGTATTTATGAGGCGTATCGCAGGATGTACGCGGCGCTTGGCGTCGATGATATTGATTCCCTGTTGCAACCACCGCCCCAACCTCAGCCGCCTATGCCGGTTGATGCAGGCGTTGAGAACAGCGGTTTGATGATTGGCCAGCCTCAGCAAGCCTTTGAGCAGCAAAACCATCAGGCTCACATTGACGCTCACCGATCTTTATTCTTGACCGAAGTAGTCAAAACCACGCCTCAAGCGCAGGCTTTGATCATTGCGCACATCATGCAGCATCTCCAGTTCTTGTCGGCTCAAATGGCACAAGAACAAATCGGGCCTGAAATCCAACAACAAATTCAGATGATGCAGCAGCAAATGCAGCAGGTTCCGCCTGAACAGCAGCCGATGCTGCAAGGTGAAATAGCCATGTTAATCGAGGGTTTTTCCTCCCCCATCATGGCTCAACTTACTCAAGACCTTCTCCTCTCGATCGGACAAGGCAACGAAGAAGATCCTTTGGTTCAAATCCGTCAGCGCGAACTAGACCTTCGAGAGCAAGAAATGGCCATGGATCAGGCTCAGTTCACGGAAAAGCAACAGCAGAGAGACCAAGAAAAGCTGCTTGAGTCTGAGATTCAAAAACAAAGGATTGATGTTCAAAAGCAAGTTGCGGATGATAAATTAGACGTTGCTATGCAGAGATTAGAGCAACAAGCGCAACTCAAATTGCTTGAGTTACAAGCAAAGTTTGGAGGCATGTAATGACAACGAGTTATGTTTTAGAAAGACAGCAAGAGCTTAGAGACAACAAAAAGCTCATGCGTGAAGCGGAGCGTCAAGCTATCGCCAAGATGGAAGAAGAGCAGGCTTTGAGAAAGGCAGCAAGCGACGCTCGAATAAAAGCAAAATTAGAGCGAATCGAAAAAGGTGAGTCTGCACCAGTATCGGTTGCCGTTGCAGCGCCAGCGGTAGAAGTTGAAGCGAAGCCAAAGAAGGCTTCTAAGAAAAAGCAAGCAAAGGTGGAAAAAGATGCCGTTGAAGAAAGGGAAGAGCCAAAAGACGATCAGCTCGAACATCAAGAAGCTGAAGAGTGAGGGTAAGCCCCAGAAGCAAGCCGTAGCGATTGCTTTGAAAGAGGCAAAGGGCATGAAAGACGGTGGTTCGGTTTCTCGTGGCCAGCTCAAAGTTAAAGTCAAGAAGATGCGCACCCGTGGCACTGGGGCAGCAACCAAAGGGCTAGACTTTTACGAGCGCGTATGAGAGACGATGTTGATCTGGCAGCAGCCATCAAGCGCATGATTAGCGATCGAAAAGAGCTAATTGTTGAAACAATGTGCGAAGGTATGCTGAAAGATATGGAACATTATAAAAGTTTGCAAGGCGAGCTGACTGCGTTAAACTTGGTTGAACAAACCATCCAAGATTTTTACGCACGAGGAGAGCGCGAGTGAGCAAACCGTCAATCGAAGCTGCCTTTGTCGATAAGGAGGACCGGGTTTTAGATCCGACTCTGCTCGATAAGTCAGCCTTAGAGCGAATGCCTCAGCCAACCGGCTGGCGCATGTTAGTGATTCCTTATGCTGGTAAACGGACCAGCAAGGGCGGAATTCATTTAACCAAGGAGACCGTTGACCGAGAGGCGCTTGCCACGGTGGTCGCTTACGTGGTTAAAAAGGGGCCGCTCTGCTACAACGATAAAGAAAAATATGGTGATGCCCCTTGGTGCGAGGAGAAGCAGTGGGTGTTGATAGGTCGATATGCTGGCGCTCGGTTCAAGCTGGACGAGGGGGAAGAGGTCCGCATCATCAATGATGATGAAGTGATTGCAACAATTTTAGATCCAGATGACATAGTGAGCAGCTACCGATGACCGTTGAAAATACAGCCCCAGAAGCAGTCGAAGAAGAAATTGAAGTCACCGTTACTGAAGACTTACCGGAAGGTCAGGAAGTCAGCAGCGATGACGAGTTGGAGCGCTATACCAAATCGGTAAGCAAGCGCATCAACAAGTTAAACCAGAAAAACCGAGAGGCCGAAGACCGTGCCCGATACCTCGAAGCAGTTGCTATGCAAAAAGAGCAAGAGCTTCAACAGTACCGAGAGCATTCTGTTTTACAGGCTCAGACGGTTCTTCAAAAAGAAGAAGAGGCGCTCAAAGCTAAAGAAAGTCAAGTCGATGATATTTATCGGAAGGCTATTCAAAGCGGCGACGCCGACCTTATTTCGAAAGCTGACACGCTTAAAAACGATGTCGCTATTCAAAAAGAAAAATTGCGTGTTGCCCAGTCAAGACAGGCGCAGCAGCAACCGCAACAACCAGTCCAAGAAAACTACCAGTCTTATCAAGATCAAGGTCAGTATCAGCAATACCAACAGCCAGCTCAGGAGGAGATCAAACCCACCGATCAGGCTTTAAGTTGGCATGAGAAAAATAAGTGGTATGGTGATGGGGAAAATGAAGAGAACTTACAAGCGACACAATTCGCTTATTTCACTCATTTCAACCTTATCAATGAGGGCTATGAACCTGACTCAGATGAGTATTATAATGAGTTGGACACAAGAGTTTTCCGCGTCTATCCGAATTTACAATCGGTAGAAACGGAGCAACCTGTCGAACAATCGGAAGCCAGACCCGCCGTGCAAAGAGTCGCTTCCGCCAGCCCTGCTGGTCGGCAACAAACACGAGGCAACAAGCGTGGCGTTTCATTCTCTAAGTCAGAAATTGAACGTCTCCGTGGCCTGAAGCCACACAATATGTCTGAAGAGGCATGGTTGAAAAGAGTGGCAGCAGAAAAGCAAAAAATTGCAGCAAGGGAGGCAAGTTAATAATGGCTGAAACGAATAAAGCTCGCGCTTCGCGTGATTCCGAGACACACGATAAACAGGCTCGACGCAGACCATGGCGTCCAGTTCGTAAGTTAGAAACTCCCCCAGCACCTCCCGGTTACACCTTCCGGTGGATTCGGGAAAGCATGTTGGGACAAGAGGATCGAGCTAACGTTAGTCGCCGTTTACGGGAAGGATGGGAACTGGTTAAAGGTTCTGATCTCCCTCCAGAGTGGGAACTTCCCACGATGGATAACGGCAGGCATGCTGGAGTCATTTACAACGAGGGATTATTGCTGGCGAAAATTCCTATCGAAACGGTCGAAGAGCGGAATGATTACTATCAAACCAAAACTCAACAAGCCAAAGATGCGCTCGATAACACTATGTTTAACGAGACACGCGGCGACGCCCGTTACGTGAAGTATGACCCCCAGCGAGACTCCCAAGTAACTTTTGGCAGAAGGTAAAAAAGGAGTCCTTAAATGGCTAATAAAGATGCAGCCTTTGGATTACGCCCCTCTCGTATGATGGGTGGTGCTCCCTATTCTGGTGGCCAAAGTCGATATCGAATTGCCTCTGGTTATAGCGGCGTTGTCTTTCAAGGCGACCTCGTGAAGCAAGTAACCGGTGGCGGTATCGAACGAGCCGCAGCAGGAAGCGCTGTCCCCGTAGTCGGGGTGTTTAACGGGTGTCAATATACAGACCCCACAACCGGTGAGCAGGTCTTCAAGAACTACTACCCCGGTTCAGTCGCAGCCGCAGACATCATTGCGTTTGTAGTCGATGACCCTAATGTAGTTTTCGAAGTACAAGCCGATGATACGTTCCCTGTTGCTGACCTGTTTGGCAATTTTGACATTGTTGATCAGGCAACAACTGGTGACACGTCTTCAGGCCGCTCAAATGTGGAGCTTGATGTAACAACTGGTGCTACAACGACCACTTTGCCGTTGAAAGCAATCGATATATCTCAAGATCCTGATAACGATGACGTAGCAAGCGCTAACACCAATGTGATGGTTGTGATTCAGAACCATATCGCTGGTGTGAAGTCGGCTGGCTTGGCATAAGGAGGCTAAAACATGGCGATTTCACGCGCACAACTGGCGAAGGAACTTGAGCCGGGTTTAAACAGCCTCTTCGGGATGTCTTACGATTCTTATGATCGTGAGTATGAGGAAATCTTTGCTATAGAAGATTCTCAGCGTGCATTCGAGGAAGAGGTTCTGATCACCGGATTTGGTTCAGCGCCTGTAAAAACTGAAGGTCAAGGTGTTCAATTCGATAACGCTTCTGAAGGTTATTCAGCACGTTATACGCATGAAACCATTGCCTTGGCATTTTCTCTGACTGATGAAGCAGTGGAAGATAACCTTTATGACTCACTTGGTAAGCGATATGTGAAGGCTCTCGCCCGATCTATGGCTAACACCAAAGAGATCAAAGGTGCAGATGTCTTGAACAACGCTTTCTCTGGCTCTTTCACGGGCGGAGATGGAGTGTCATTGATCAACACTGCTCACCCACTGGCAGGTGGCGGCACTGCTGCTAACCGAGCTACGACCATGGCAGACCTCAACGAGACTTCTCTTGAGGACGCTTTGATTGACATCAGCACGTTCACAGACGATCGCGGTTTGACGATTTCGGTACAAGCTACCAAGCTCGTCGTTCCACCTCAGCTCGTCTTCGTTGCGGATCGAATCTTGAATTCACCGCTGCGATCAGGAACTGCTGACAATGATGTCAACGCAATCAAGAACACGGGCGTACTTCCCGGTGGTTACACTGTGAACCACTACCTGACGGACCCCGATGCGTTCTTCTTGTTGACTTCTGTCACTGAGCAAGGCGAAGGCCTGAAGATGTTCCAGCGCACAGGCATGGAAACATCAATGGAGCCTGACTTTTCAACTGGCAACCTGCGATATAAGGCGCGAGAGCGTTATTCGTTCGGTTTCTCAGATTGGAGAGGCATCTACGGCTCTCAAGGAGCCTAAAAAAAGGGGGCTTTTGCCCCCTTTCTTTTTTCTGTAATATCAATTTATCCCTGACAACCGCATGGGGCGGTTGACACTAGCCAAGACAGGAGATAACCAATGGCTACTACCACTTTTTCTGGTCCTATTAAATCAGGAACCATCAAACACAGCACTGGAACCACAGTAGGCACTGACGTTAAAAACGTTGGTTTCGTTAAAACTGCTCAAACTGCATCGTGGACGCAATCTACGACTGCTGCCGATACCGGTATCGTCGTTCCAGCAAACAGCCAAATCACCGAGATTATTATCTACATCACAACAGCTTGTGATGCTGCGAACATCTCGATGGGCACGTCTGCAACCTCTACTGAGCTTTTCACTGCTTTGGCGGCAGGAACCGCAGCTAACGTAATTCATCATGGTGCTGATGGCACGATTACGGATGCGGACACTTGGGTTGATATTGGTACTGCGGATCTTCCCATCTACATTGATTTTTCTGCTGGAACTTCTGGTGCTGGTTACGTAACGGTTGAGTACATCCAAGGCATCAACAACGCCTAATAGGAGGTCGCCGTGGCTGACACAGTAACAAGCCAAACTATTCAGGACGGCGAGAGAAAAGCCGTTCTGAAGTTCACCAATATCTCTGACGGTACTGGTGAAAGCGCCGTTGTGAAGGTTGACGTATCTGCGCTTAGCTCAAACTCTGCGGGAGATGCTTGCACAGAGGTTTCTGTTGCAAAGATATGGTGGCAATGTGTTGGTATGGGTGTCGAGCTTTTGAACGACGCTACTGCTGACACGTTGATTATCGGACTTTCTCCTGACAGCAACGGTTATCACGATTACTCTGATTTTACCGGCATCCCCAATAACGCGGGTGCTGGTAAGACCGGAGACATCGTGTTTACCACGATTGGTGCAAGCAACACTGACACCTACACAGTCATTTTGGAACTGATCAAAAAGTACGACTAATGGCCAGATCTAAAGACGCAAAAAGAACCGAAGGCGGACGAATCACTTATCGAGGTGAATCGTTCGCCGGGTTCAATAAGCCAAAGCGCACTCCGGGTAAACCGAAAAAGTTTGCTGTCTTGGCGCGTCAAGGCGATGAGATTAAGTTGGTTCGTTACGGCGATCCAAACATGAAAATCAAAAAAAGCAACCCAGAGCGCAGAGCTAACTTTAGAGCCAGACACGGTTGCGATAAAGCCGGTGCCAAAAATAAGCTGACCGCTCGGTACTGGTCTTGTAAGAATTGGTGATGCTATGAAGATGAGAAGACCTGCACCCGTTCCGGTTCGAAGGGCACCTGCCGTACAAGATGACAGGATGATCGATACGGGTGGCTTTTTAGATTTTTATGATCGTCAGGTGCAGCCGAATGGCTCAGGAGGATCTGGCTTTGCCGCGCCAATAGAGTTCTATGAAAATCGTCCTGTGCCGGGAGAGGATTATATTCCCTTCATTCCTCCCGAAAATACGGGAATGCCATCACCTGAAGAATATTTTAGGCGGGAGGGGCGCTTACCGGGTGATCCTTTCCCCGGAACAAACCCTCCGCCACCGCCGCCACAGCGCTCACCGGGCAGACCTTTACCTCCCGGCAACATTCAAGACATGCTTGAGCGTATGCGCGATAAGTTCGGAAGAACGCCGCGCCGTGGTCCCATGCCAG